CAATTCCCCTCTCAATACCAACAGACACAGGACGATAATCCCGAACAGCTTGGAATATTTTAAGGGCCGTCTCATCCAGTGTCCATCTACCGTGTATGATGTTCTCAATGTGCCAGTCACCGTTGTCACCTACCTTAACAATTGATAACGCAGTTTCGTCCAGCTTTGAATTCTTTGTTCGTTTCTTCCCTACCTCTTCAAAGCCTGCGAGGTCAATGGCTATAAAGTAGTCACCGTCTTCTGGGGCTTCACCGTAGTGTATCCAGTTTTCTTTAAACATCTCTGAGCCAACCGCCTCAAAAGATGCCATGAACTCCTGACGAAACGCATAGCTTGACATGGACTTCTTTGCTATGTTAATCTCTTCTGGGTCGAGTAAGTCATTATCGTAGCTAGTAAAGTGCCACGCTGAGTAGGTTTCATCGTCACCTAGCTCTGCGTACTTGTAGAGTTCGTAGAAGTGGTTACGTCCCATAGGCGTTCCTATGAACATCGCGTGACCCTTCTGGTCGGCCAAGGCTGGGCGTAGTACTTGCTCCCAAACATCAGGCTTCATGTCTGCGTACTCGTCCATCACTAGGAACTTAAGACTAACACCACGCATAGTCTCTGGACGGTCAGCACCCTTAAGCGTAATGGTTGCACCGTTAACTAGTTTAAGCTGTAGGTTGTTAATATGTGAGCCTGTTATGACATCATGACCTAATTCAAGGAGCGTCTGCCACATAATGTCACGGGCTTGTCCCTGTGTGGGGGCAACATAAAAAACATGACCCCTCTCTGCTTGTAGGGCATTTATTATGAGCATCCACGCTGCTAACCTAGATTTACCTGTTCTTCGTCCAGCCGCTACTACCTTGAATCTTGTAGGATCCTCAAATACCTTGGTTTGCCAAGGAAGCAATTCTACGTTAACGTCAGTCATTGTACTTTGTGTCGCAGGCTTGCACTGTGTTGATGAAACCAAAAGTTACAAACCCATTTAGTTCCTTTGATTACAGGACTGCCTCCATGAAAACTATCATACAGAGGGTAGTTTGGTTTTTTTTCATCAATGTTGTTAAATATTAAAAGCCTTCCTTTTTTAGGAGGAATCTCTATGCCGAGCCTAGGAAAAACAGTGGTGCCTCCTTCTTCAACATCGTTCAAATAAACCATAGCTGTTTTTAAACGTTGGCCCCATCCCGCAGCAGCTTTAATTCTTTCTGGAGTATCTGCCTCGTGACTGTCGTAATGTGGTCGGTACTCCTGAGTTTCTTTATAATTACAAAGTTGTAGCTGCTCTAAGTTAGCGTAAGGTATGCCTACTTGCTCAGAAACTCTATGAGCTAAATCGTAAGTTATTTTAGTGTGCTCATGCGGTAGCCACATCTGGCTACTTGTTCTCTGTGGACACACTTTACTATCACCTGCTGTTCCTACTTTAGAGCGTGTCATTTTTTCGTCAGCTAAACTAATAATGTAGTCACACTCATAATCAGTAAAAAAATCATTTATAACAGTAAACGAAAAGTTACTCGACATCGTGAACGCCGCCTTTTTTAATGTAATGGAAGAATACTTGCGTTTGCCACTCGCCTCTATAGGCCGTCCTCCAATGTCTTAGGTCGCATCCATGATATAAAACCATACCTCCAACGTCGATTGTAATAGGTGTGCCTACTGTATCTGTTTTGTCCTTGCCCATATAGATAGGCCAAATATCGCTGTCTTCTGCGTGTCCTAGCGTCATTGTTGCAGATATTTCACATTCTTTTCTGTCAATGTGTGGCTTTAACTCTTGTCCGGGCCTGTAAAGCCTTGCGTAAACGTACGTGGGCTTTAACTCTATTTCTAAAGCATGGCTAAGAGGTTCTGCTAATCTATGTAAAACAGTGGTTAAAGCTGGGAAATTGTAAAAACTATCACTTTCAGGACATTGTGTGTCTTTTTTACTGTGGCCTTGCTCGTGTGCTTTAATAAGCAAGTTTGACAACTCAGACGCTTGCTTAGGATTTATTGCGTTACCTAAGTAAACAAATTTATCTTTCTTAAACTTCTCAGCTACAGTTTGCACAGGTTAATAAGTCCACATAACAGGCGTAGTGTCTCGGAGGTCTACGTGTACAAACGTATCAGCCACGCCTATACCACTGAATCCAAGTGCCATCGCGTGTCTAACCAAAGTGTGCTTCTGTGATCCAGAGGATACCTTGATGTCACTCGCTATACCTTGGGCATGGGTTCCCGGAGAAGACTTAGAAGCCTCTATGGAGTGCTTAGGGCTTCTGTAGCCACTCGTAATGACAAAGGGGAAGCCACATAAGTCCCTCAGGTCATCTAGGACTTCTAAGAAGACTGGGGACATCTTGTTTTCCCCCGTCTCTTGACAGTCGAACTCCTCTAACTTAAAGTACTTCACTAATTAAGATTCCTCGGTTGTCCACACGTTAAGCATCTTTAGTTGTCCATTGTCCTTCTAAGGGGTCTAAGGCTTCTGAGGAGCCTGAGGAGACCTCTGTAGACCCTACTCCTGTGATGTTAATCTGGATAGCACTCCTACCAGCATCCTTGATTACATCCTTCTCAAAGGCCGCTGTGGGGGCTATACGATCCATTATTAGCTTCCACGCAGCCCCTTGGTTCTTATGGTCATCGTCTAAGGCTGCATCAAAGATAGCCTCTAGTACCTTCTTAGACTTAGGACTACTGAGCATCCTAGCTTTGTATTCATTGATGATCCCAGCGTCACCCTTAGGTCTACCAACCTTACCTCTGTTACCTACCTTCTTAAGGTCTGTGGTGGCCTTAGGGGGCCTCCCACGCTTCTTAGGTGCTTCCTTAGTTGTCTCTGAATCTTCTACGGGCATAGTTGCTCCTATGTTGTCCTCTGTAGGCTCATGTAGTCTTATGTTTCACTTGAGTCCCCTATAATCTAAGATCCTTTGGATTCCCTAGTTCCTAAAGGGGTAAACCTTAGAGGGGATCTAAGTGAACCTATGTAGTTAACCTTTAATTATTTATTAAAGTATTCAACTAAGGGTAACTTAGGTGCAACTTAAGTGGCGCGATCGTATCTAAGGTTTCTCTTAAATTATACTGTATATTATACCACATTTTACAGTGAATGTCAAGGTATTTCTTTGGTAATAATTACACTACTAAGGATTCTTAGGGTTCTTAGGTCCCCTTTGGCCTCCTTAGGGGGTGCCTTTTGTGTATCTTTTGTTTAAATATGTTTCCTTAGGTAAACCAAGGGGTTACATTAGGTAACAATGCGCCTAGTTTTACCTAATTTTACCTTATTTTGTGCATAAGAAGGTACAACTTTAGTAATCATGATGCAACCCCGGCCCCCCGCCCCGAAATAGCCTAGGCTTCTCGGGTCTCCCAAGGATACCATAGGCAACCCGAGGTGTCAAGCGTTAACATTGGTACTATTCACGTTGACAAGCCAAGCTACTTGTGTTAAGCCAAAGGATCCAAGGGGTAACACAAGTGGCAACATAAGTCAACCAAAGGTTATGGTAATATTTACGTTGACAAAAGGTGACATGTGTGAGCCTAAGTAGGACCTTCTTAAGGGTATTTAGGCGAACCATAGATTACCTAAGATGTCAAGGGTTGACATAGGGTGACCAATGGTGTACCGACGTTATACCTTTATATCACGCACCCGCGCGAATAGCACATCCAAGGTACCTAAGTCAACTAAAGAAGTTTGGTAATATTAACATCTTAAAAGGGTTGCATCTTAGGCCAATTAGGCTATAATGGTTACATCAAGTGAGGGAACACACCCACACTACCAACGCACCAAAACGGTGCAACAAAGGAAAACAAGTCATGGGCGCAACCGAGAAACGTATATCAGAAGGTAAGAAGGCTACACTCAAAAGCATTCTTACGGACATAGACAATGGTATCTATACAGCACTGTATTTCACAAGTGAAGACCAAATATGTAGGCTAATAGATCAGGGTAAAGTATCAGAAGACCTCTGGTCAGACTGGGTTAGCTACAGTGAAGACATGCGAATAATGATGAATGATGCCATAGCAGAGTTTAGCTAAAAACCCTTGACAGCCTAGGTACCTTAGGGTACCTTAGGCCACCTAAGACAACCTAAGAGAGCCTAAGTTATGAACATACAGAGATTGCTAGAAAAATATGGGCATCTAAACCGATTAATCGGAGACTGTAGAGCTTGCACAATCCGTTCCGCTTTAGGCACTAAGCGATACACGGACGCTAAATGGGCTTTGGATCGCTATAAGTCTGAACTGTCTGAGGTAGAGAATTCACTCGAAGACATGGGATTACTACACTTTAGTGACCGCTACACTGATAGGGAACACGTATAAAACACTTGACAGCCTAGGTACCTTAGGGTACCTTAGGCAACCTAAGACAACCTAAGTAGGAACCTAAGTCATGCTAAAATTATCCAAAGCTTCCAAGATGCCGTGTCGCTCGTGGTCACTACAGGCCCTAGACACTTGCCCTGCATCTAAGGATGCCTCAGGTGAGCTTGTAGACGCTTGTAAGGGGTGTTATGCAACCTCAGGCAACTATAGATTCCCTAACGTTAAGGCTCCTAGGGTGCACAATAGGGAAGATTGGAAGAGGGATTCATGGGTGGCTGATATGGTATCAGAGTTAGACAATGATAGATACTTCCGTTGGTTTGACTCTGGGGACATTTACGATGTACGCTTGGCGCGTAAGATACTAGAGGTTTGCGAGGCGACGCCATGGGTTAAGCATTGGATACCAACACGGATGCATAAGTTCCCTAAGTTCACCTTAGTGCTCCAGAGGCTCCAGAGCTTACCAAACGTGGTCCTAAGGCTATCGTCTGACAGTATCATTGGTGAGACCATAGAAGGTCCCAACACTAGCACGATTGCAACCCTAGAAGACGCACCTAAGGGGTCGTTTGTTTGCGAGGCATACACTAGGGGTGGTAAGTGTGATAAGTGTCGCGCATGTTGGGACAAAGGTATTTCAGTGGTGACATACATTGGACACGGAAAGTCAATGGTAAAGAATCAAAACAACTTAATACAAACACTTGACGTAGCCTAAGGGTTACTGATAGTATACTTAAGAATGTCTAGGGTCGGTTTGTAGTTTAAACGCGAGGCGCGAGAGCTTAGGTACTGAGGCCTTCCGGAGGGTTTAAGTAGCTCTAGACATTCTTAAGTATACAAACATTACAAGTAGCCTAAGGGGCCTAAGTTATGAACACAATAAGTGAAATAATTACATTTGTATCTAAACAGGATGACATAACGCAGGATTCTGTTATACTACGCTGGCACTTAAAACTAGTAACAATTTAAGACAACTAAGGACACCTAAGTTATGAAAGTATTCGTCTATTGGAATCTACATAGGAAACTCTGGTCTATCAAGGCCCTAGAGGGGCCTAAGAAGGGCCTCGTGATAGATAGGGCAGACTTTGTACACCTACAAGGGGTAACACCTAAAGTGTCTCAGAAGGGCCGTGAGAGGGTCTTAAGAGAGCGAAAGAAGAATGTCCACGCTGGCCTTATGGGCACCCTGTTACCTGAGGGTTCACCCATGCCGCGCCCATGCTCTAATGATGACATGATAACTTACAACCCCTACAAAGGCCCTACGTTTACGTATAAGCAAACAGGCAGTGAATACGTAGGCTCTACGGATGCCGTATTATTAGCTTGTGTGGATCATCCAGAGGTTTTTGTATGTTAACGCTTGACACAACTATATGGGTTCTGGTATTCTCTGGAATCCTACTAACAATGTTACCTTGGAGCACTAAAGATGACTAAGACAACTTACGCGGTACAATGGTTCGACGGGGACAAATGGCGCACCACCTTTGGTTACCGAGGTGACACGTTAACGCAGGGGCTATCTGAGCTAGAGATGCATATTGCAACCTATCCAGAAGTGGAGGCCAGACTGGTAGAGCTAGAGACCATAACCACGATACAAAAGATACACCTAACATCACCCAGTGAGGCTTAAGATATGCAAAAGATAATCGGTAATTATTACGCTGAATATGACCATGAGACTAGACTTTGGTCTATCCTTAAGCAGACCGAGGGTAAGCGTAAGGGGCCTTATACGCCCATTAGATACCCAACATTAGTTAAACTATGGTTCCCACGCTGGGTGTCCTCTAAGCTACTTAAGTAACCTAACAGGTACCCTAGGACCCCTAAGGTACCTAAAAGCCCACACGAGGCCATACAGGGCCTCTCAAGGCCACATAAGGCCACCTGAGGAGACTAACGTGTACAGTTTTATAACCTGTTTAATAATGATAGCAATATCTCCGGTATTATTACCACTATTAATCATAGTTGGTTTGCTGTATGATCCTACCGACACAATGCCTCTTCCTAACAGCGAAGGTGAATATAAAGACACAACTAAGGATGACTAAGGCCACCTAAGGCCACCTAAGGCCACCTAAGGAGACTAAAGAGATGAAATGCAAAGCTTGTGACGTACTACTAGAAGATTATGAAACAGTAAAGAAGGATAACTCAGGGGATTACTTTGACCTTTGTTCCTACTGTTTAAACGTGTCCATAGGCACCTTAGAGGATGACTGTGGTAATATTACCGATGAAATACCCTATGATGAGAACAAAATCTATGATATACTAACCTAAGTAATACTAAGGACACCTAAGAATCCAAAGGATTCTAAGAATCCAAAGGATTCTAAGGATTCTAAGAATCCAAAGTATCCTAAGGATTCTAAGTATTCTATGTTTTACTAATTTATTATATAACTAAGGTTACTACTTAAGTAGCCTAAGGAGAACTAAAGATGGACTATTTAGCTAAGGTTACTATTGAGGGTGTCGTATATGAGGCACATGTAGACGTTCGAGAGTATGATGGAGAGCTTGAGGCCGACTTAAGCACGTCTCTGGTTTACATAGATGACAAGGTGCACCTAGCTGCAGACGTATCCGATGTAGTAATTGATGAGCTACTAGACGAAGCTGCTGACATGTACCGCATGGATGACGGAGCAGACGCAGCGTACGAAGCATGGAGGGATGCATAATGTATTACGTACAATATAAGGCGGTGGGAGTGGGCGGCAATGACCAGTGGGTTATTGATAAGGAGCTCGATAGCCTAGAAGCGGCGCTAGCGTATGCCATAGCGGAAGCGCGGAACGCTCACAGTGTCCCACATAGGGTTCTGACGACAAAAAAGGGTGGCGGGGTGAAAGTACTTGTTAAGTTTAAGCCACTGAGGGATGCATGATGTACTATGTACAATATAAACTGAAGGACGATGGTAAGCTGTGGATCAACGATCTTAAGTGCGGCAGCCTAGACGAGGCTTTGATCTACGCTTTCCCAGAGGCGCGTAATAGCGTCAAGCTATACCATCGTATCGTTTGGATTAAGAAGAATGGCAAGGTGAAAGTACTTGCTAAGTTTAAGCCACTGAGGGACGCATGATGAGCTATTGGGTAATAATGTTTGACCGAGATGGTGGGGAGTTAGACCCCGAGGGGCCTTTTGACTACCAGAGTGACGCTAAGAGCCATGGTGAGTTTATGTTGGACTGGCGGTGGGTCACCTACGAAATACAAATGGAGGATGATGTATGACGGATGATATGTTAGCCGCTGTTACTACAGCCGTGAGCCTAAAACGTGGCGCTTACACATGGGCTGAGGCTCTGGACGTTATAGTGCTTTTAGACCATAATGTCTTATATTATGAACAAATAACTATCTTATAGATCAATATATAAGACATATTATGAAGACTCAAGCAACCAGTACGCTGCTATACAGCACAACCTTGACGAATTCCAAGAAGAAGACTTGGACTCTATCGCACGTAACCAGTACCGTAGACTTGAGGAGCAAACGAAATGAAGACATATTATATCGTAGAGCATAGGAAAGATAATAACCCTTGGATGATTGACGACGAGTTTAGCAGTTTAGGTGAGGCCATAGACTTTGCCACTGGGGAGGCCCTATGCCATGGTGACCTTGCGCATCGTATAGTACGCAGGTATACTCAGGAAGTATTGATAATCCCACCTTTAGAGGATCACTTATGAATCAACTAGAGACATACCATAAGCTACGAGAGATACAAAGTAAGCTCTACCACCTTAGGGGCCTCAACACCATGGGAACTAAGGATGACCCAGTATCACACGCTGTCAGTTTAGCCTATGATAACGCGTACGGCATGGTTGACAAGTTAGCTAATAGGTTGTACCGTGATGGTATAACACAAGGGGAGCCAGAGGAGTGACAGACTTTGAAATAGCAGTATCTACAGTATGTTTCTTAATATTCCTAGGAGTTCTAACGTACATATCTAATGAAGACAAAGATTAATTTAATGGTAATTTTACCAAAGGAGGTGGACAAGGGGAGAAACTGTGGTATAATATTAGTATAGACTACAAAGTCTAAACCACCACCATAGGACCCTATGGATGGTAAATCAAAGTAGATGAGGAAAGTCAGCATGGCACAAGTAATCGAAGGTATCGTTAACTTCTCTAATTTAACCCAACATGACGTGTATATGGGTCAAACGACTGGTAAATACACCATGACGATCACAATGGCAGAGGATGACGCAGAATCCCTAGCATCCCGAGGCGTTAAGATCAAGGACTATGAGGGCGCAAAGCAACGTAAGTTTTCCTCTAAGTTTGATGTTAAAGTAATGGACGCTGAAGGTAATCCGTTTAACGGTGAAGTACCGTATAACTCTAAGGTACGCCTTAAGTACAAGGTAGGCCCAGCGCATCCCGTGCACGGCTTAAGCACCTATCTAGAGGCCGTGAAGGTTCTAGAGGTTGCTGAGATGGACTCAGAGGACGACAATGGGGACTTCTAAGTTCCTTCACCACGGGAGTTGCCCCTCCTGTGGTTCTAGTGATGCCCTCGCCGTCTATGATGACGGTGGGGAGCATTGCTTCTCATGTGGCTACCACACCAACGGTTCAACTGGAGATACACAAGTGACTGAAGTAGCACCAAAAGCAGTAGCCTCAGTTAAAATGGATGGTGTAGTAGCCGCCATAGGTAACCGTAAGCTATCTAAGGAGACCAGTCAACGATACCAAGTGACGGTTACTTACGATGCTAACGGGGCCATTGAGAAGCATTACTACCCTTACTATAACTCTGAAACGGGTGAACTGGTGGCGTCAAAGGTACGCACTGTGTCCCCAAAGGAGTTCTACGCTACTGGTAGCATTAAGGGTACAGGCTTGTTCGGGCAGCAGGCGTGTCGTGGGCGTGGTAAGTTTATCACGATCACTGAAGGTGAGCTAGACGCCATGAGCGTCTCTGAGATGTTTGACAACAAGTATGATGTAGTGAGCCTTAAGTCTGCCAGTAACGCTGAGGGGGACGTTAAGGAGGCCCTAGAGTGGCTTGAGGGTTACGATCAGGTTGTCCTATGCTTAGACCAAGATAAGGCCGGTAAAGCAGCCCTAGAGAAGGTTAAGGACCTCTTTAGTCCTAATAAGCTTAAGGTGTGTGAGCTTCCTATGAAGGATGCCTCAGATATGCTACAGGCTAACCAGATACGTGAGTTCATACGTTGCTGGTGGGACGCTAAGGTCTACAGACCCGATGGGATTGTCTCAGGTCAGGACACATGGGAGGCGTTGGTAAACAAGAGGAACGTTAAGAGTGTCCCGTATCCTTGGGAGGGATTAAATGACATTACGAGAGGACACAGAGCGTACGAGCTTGTCACTATCACCAGCGGCTCTGGCATGGGAAAGTCTCAGTTCATACGAGAGCTTGAGTATGATCTCTTACGAAGAACTGAATCCAACATTGGTGTACTTGCACTCGAAGAAGATGTCGCACGTACATCGTTGGGAATCATGTCGGTGGCAGCGAACAGGCCACTACACTTGGAAGAAGACACACCTATTGATGAGCTTAGACCGTTCTGGGAAGCAACGATGGGTACAGGACGCTACTATCTATTTGACCACTGGGGGTCAACGTCAGCCGATAATCTACTCTCGCGAGTCAGGTATATGGCGAAGGCCTTGGATTGCCGATACGTCATCCTCGACCACCTATCCATCGTTGTTTCTTCTCAGGAGAACGGAGATGAACGGAAGGCCATTGATGAGATAATGACCCGCCTAAGATCCTTGGTGGCTGAGACTGGGATAACCCTGTTCCTAGTGTCACACCTCCGTAGGACCTCAGGTACAGCCCACGAGGACGGTGGTAAGATTAGCCTACAGGACCTCAGGGGCAGTCAGAGTATCGCCCAGTTGTCCGATATGGTCATAGGGATGGAGAGAGACCAACAAAACGAGGACCCTGAGATACGTAATACTACCAGCGTTAGAGTACTGAAGAACCGCTATAGTGGGCAGACGGGTCCCGCATGTTGGCTACAGTATGACCTAGACACCGGACGTATGGCAGAGGTCCCTAAGCCTACAGCAGGAGACGCAGAGGTAGAATTTTGAGCAACTATGTCTACATGGACATTGAAACCGATGGGCTAGACCCTAGTGTTATCTGGGTAGCCTGTTGTAGACACAACGGAGTTACGGAGGTCCTCTGTAATGAAGAAGATTTTAAGGCGTATGTATCATCTAAAGGTGATGCTTCTTACGTATTCCACAATGGAATTGGCTTCGATGTTCGTGTGGTGGACCATCTTTGGAATGTTACTCTTAGGCGGTCTAGGATCATTGACACCTTGGTTCTCTCTAGGTTAGCAGACCCTAGTAAGTCTGGTGGACACTCCCTAAGGAACTGGGGTAACACCTTAGGTTTCCCTAAAGGTGACCATAGTGACTGGAGTCAACTCTCGGAGGAGATGATTACCTACTGTATGCAGGACGTAGAGGTAACTCAGGCTGTACACGAGAAGCTACTCAAGGACCTAGAGGGGTTCTCTCAGGAGTCTCAGGACCTAGAGCATCGGGTCGCATGGTGCACTGTGGAGCAGGAGCGCAATGGGTGGCTCGTGGACCAGAGGAAGTGCTATGACCTCTTAGGGATCTTTAAGGAGCGTATGAATGTCATACAGGATGAACTACAAGAGACTTTCCCCCCTATCGTTGAGCAGAGGATTTCAGAGAAGACGGGGAAGCAACTCAAGGATAAGGTCACGGTATTCAACGTTGGCTCCAGAGACCAAATTGCTACCCGACTTGCTACTAAGGGTGCGGTGTGGAAGGAAGTCACTCCGACGGGAAAGCCTATGGTTGACGAGAGAACCCTCAAGGAGAACTCACATGTACCCGAGGCGGCACAAGTTCTGGAGTACCTTCTACTCCAAAAGAGGTACGCCCAAGTTAAGAGTTGGCTAGAGCACACACAGGAGGACGGCAGGGTACACGGTAGGGTCATAAGTAACGGTGCTATCACTGGACGCATGACACACCAGAACCCTAACATGGCTCAGGTACCCTCTAGTAACTCTGTGTACGGTGAGGAGTGTAGGAGTTGTTGGACAGTTCCAGAGGGTAAATCCTTGGTTGGCTTCGACGCCTCTGGTCTTGAGTTACGTATGTTAGCACACTACATGGATGATGAGGAGTTCACCAATGTCCTACTTAAAGAAGATATTCACACCAGAAATCAAATGGCAGCAGGGCTTGACACGAGACCTCAAGCAAAGACTTTTATCTATGCCTTCCTTTACGGGGCAGGAGACGCCAAAATCGGAAACATCGTCGGAGGATCTTCAGGAGACGGTAGAAAACTTAAGCAAAGGTTTCTACGAAATACACCTTCTCTTGAAAGTCTACGAGAACGAGTTGGAAACGCTGCTCAACGCGGTCACCTCCGAGGACTCGACGGCAGAAAGCTTTGGGTTAGGTCAGAACACGCAGCACTGAATACACTCTTACAGGCCGCTGGAGCCATAGTTATGAAGAAGGCCTTAGTGATCTTAGATGACTATGCCCAGCAATGGAACCTTAACTATAAGTTTGTGGGGAACATACATGACGAAGTACAAACGGAGGTTGCAACCAAGGACGCCCAAAAGTTCGGCTGGCTGGCTGTGGAATGCCTCAAAGCAGCAGGAATCCACTACAGCCTCAGGTGTCCCCTCGACGGAGAGTACAAGGTCGGACAGACGTGGGAGGAAACACACTGATGGATCAACTGTGCTTTTTTGAACATGAGGATCTAGGCGCAGGCCACGGAAAGGCGTGTTCAAAGTGTGACCAGTATCTACCACTGGACGCTTACAACATGGCCTCAGGCGGTAACTACCTCAGGGCTGAGTGCCGCAAATGTAACAACGAGATGCAAAAGGTTCGTAAACAGCTTAGGGAGAAACACGGTATGCCGGAGGAGGGCTATCACTGCCCTATCTGCAAGGGATCAGAGGAGGACGTAAAAGGCAAAGGAAACACTAAGAACGGAAGCTGGGTACTAGACCACGATCACGAACAAGAAACTTTTAGGGGCTGGCTATGCCATAAATGTAATAGGGCGCTAGGCGGGTTCAACGATGATACAGAAGTACTGAATGCCGCTATTAATTACTTAAATAGGAACCATGGAGAACTATAAATGAAGACAGTCGATACATTAGTGGACGATATATACGCCCTAATGGTCTCCAAAGAGGTACCCGAAGGTGTCTCCCTAGAGGCTGAGATAGACAGGTTTGGGGTACACTGTAAGGATCTCATGCGAACTCTGTTCACCAAGGAGCGTGATGACCGTAAGTTACGCATGTCTAACATAGGTCGCCCTGACAGGTTCCTCTGGAATGCTGTGAATAATCCACAGGAGGAAGAGGAGTTCACAGGTAACACCTACGTTAAGTTTATGTACGGACACCTGATCGAAGAGATGCTGATATTTCTCACTAGACTCTCAGGCCATGAGGTTACAGATGAGCAGAAGAAGTGTGAAGTCGCAGGTATCAAAGGCTCTATGGACTGCAAGATTGATGGTATTGTCACAGACGTTAAGAGTACTTCGTCTTTCGCCTTTAAGAAGTTTAAGAACGGAAACCTTGCTTACGATGATCCTTTTGGATATGTGGCTCAAATCAAGGGCTATGCACACTCAGAGGGGGAAACAAAGTTCGGATGGTTAGCCATGGATAAACAGAATGGTCACCTTACGTACCTCATGTACGACTCTGAGGACACAGGACACTTTTGTTACGACAAGATTTCCTACGACATAGAGGAGCACATAGAACGTGTAAAAAAGTTAGTGGAGCAACCTACACCTCCCAGCGTCTGCTACCAGCCTATCGCAGATGGAAAGGGTGGGAACCAGAAACTAGACGTAGGGTGCTCATACTGCTCATACAAAGGAATCTGCTGGCCTTCTCTAAGAGCCTTCAAGTATTCTTCAGGTCCACGTTATTTGGTAGAGGTACACAATGAGCCGAAGGTCGAAGAGATCAGCCTCAAGCAATTTTAGGTCTGAGTTTGAGAACACAGTTAACACACAATTAAACCACGAAGGATTTACTTATGAAACAGAAAAAGTACAGTATAACATTCCTAGGGTATACACTCCAGATTTCGTCCACGCTTCGGGAGTCTTGGTGGAGTGCAAAGGCTTCTTTAGGGAAGGAGACACGCAGAAATACAAAAGTATTGTCAACTGCTTACCAGACCACCGTGAGTTAGTCTTCGTACTGATGAAACCTAATCAGAAAGTCAGGAAGGGTACTAAGCTTACAATGGCTCAGTGGTGTGAGAAACACGGAATCAAGTGGTACTCACTGGATACCCTAGAGGAGCTAGTCAGCTATGTTAACTCTTGAAGAAACTAAGGAACGCATCTTGAAAACTTATGACCCCGATGATCTACTAGAGGCACTACAGATAAACTCAGAGGAAATACTAGAACGCTTTGAAGATAAACTAATCAATCGACTAGAGAAGTTCTGGGAAACTGTAGTAGAAGAGGAGGAATACGAATGACAACTAAGAGTAAACGTAACTTACCATTCAACGATGAGCCTGAGTATACCTTCGGCAAGTCAATCGATGCAGCATCACCTAAAGAGTGGGACACAGTAGCAGCTAAGTTGTACCACCCATCAGATGCACCCAAGGAGTCCTGTCCTGTAGAGAATCCAGATCACTACAACACAGGAGCTATTGAGGCCATTGAAGCTATCAGGGCATCCATGCCTTCTGAGCAGTTCTTTGGATACCTCAAGGGTAACGTAATGAAGTACCTCTGGCGCTACGACTACAAAGAGAAACCTGTAGAGGATCTACGTAAGGCAGACTGGTACTTAAATAGATTGATTGACGTATTGATAGAGGATAACCAATGAACAGATATGAGAAGGAACAAGCAATATACTACGGAGTACTCATCGTGCTTTTAGTGTTCAACGTAACGTGGCTAATGTCGGAGTTCTTATGAAGGTAGTGCAAGGTGAGTTCGGTAAAACCAAAGAGGCTATCAAGGCGTCAGACTTGTTTCAGTCTCTGGCTGACGCAACAGACGAGATGGAAGAGGGAGGCATAGACGTTAAGACAGCTATCGTTATCTTTAGTGACAGCAAGGTAATGCAAGTTGTGAGCAACGATGGTTACCCAGATTCAACACACATGCTGTTAACGATGGGAGCACACTCAATTATGTTAGAGACTTTAGGGTACGGAGGAGAAGAATAGATGGATGCATATCAACAGTACATACACAAGTCACGGTACGCACGTTACATACCAGAGCTTAAGCGTCGTGAGACTTGGGAAGAAACAGTGGATCGTTACGTAGACTACTGGGGCGATAAGCTACCCGAGAAGGACGCTAAGGAAGCTCGGAAGGCCATTGAGAACCTAGAGGTAATGCCTTCCATGCGAGCCTTAATGACTGCTGGAGAGGCCTTAGATCGTGACAACGTTGCAGGGTTCAACTGTAGTTACATGCCAATAGACCACCCCAAAGCATTTGATGAGATGATGTATGTTCTCATGTGTGGCACAGGTGCAGGATTCTCAGTAGAACGTCAGTACATACAGAAGTTACCAGAGGTAGCAGAGGACTTCCATGAAACCGACAGTATCATACACGTATCAGATTCAAAAATTGGCTGGGCCAAAGCTTACAGGGAACTCATCGCTATGCTCTATAGTGGTCAAGTTCCAAAGTGGGACGTATCTGGAGTACGGCCTTCGGGTGCACCCCTCAAGACATTCGGAGGTAGAGCTTCTGGGCCAGAGCCTCTTGAAGATTTGTTCCGGTTCACCGTTGACATCTTTAGGGCCGCTGCTGGACGCAAGCTCAGTAGTGTCGAATGCCACGATGTATGCTGTAAGATTGCACAGATCGTTGTCGTGGGAGGGGTACGAAGAAGTGCCCTTATCGGTCTCAGTAACCTTACAGACGACAGGATCAGACGAGCCAAGTCAGGACAGTGGTGGATAGATAATCCTCAGCGTGGACTAGCAAACAACTCAGCGTGTTATACAGAGAAGCCCGACTTCGAGGCCTTCCTTAATGAGTGGACAAGTTTATATGAGTCAAGGTCAGGTGAACGAGGTATGTTCTCTAGAGTCGCAAGTCAAAAGCAAGCTGCAAAGAACGAGCGACGAGATGCTACCTATGATTTTGGAACTAATCCATGCAGTGAAATCATCCTCAGACCCTATCAATTCTGTAACCTATCAGAAGTTGTTGTCAGGCCAGCCGATACGCTATCAGACCTCAAGCGAAAAGTACGTGTCGCTACTGTCCTTGGAACTCTTCAGGCTACCCTAACTAACTTTAGGTACCTCAGGAAGATATGGGAGACTAACACAAAAGAGGAAGCCCTCTTAGGTGTATCTTTAACAGGCATCATGGATCATCCAGTGTTGTCAGGGAGGGAAGACAGTGACAAACTTAAGAAGTGGCTTAAGGCGTTACGCGAGGAAGCTGTGGCTACGAACAAAGCTCATGCTGACAGACTTGGGATTAATGCTTCTACTGCTATTACTGCTGTTAAGCCCAGTGGTACTGTTAGTCAGCTTGTGGACTCTGCTTCAGGTATTCACCCGAGATTCTCACGACACTACATAAGGCGTGTCCGAGGATCCTCAGATGACCCCCTGTGTGCTGTCCTAGAGGCCGCAGGAGTCCCTGTGGAGGACGATATGATGTCACCCAATACGAAGGTATTCAGTTTCCCTATGGAGGCTCCTGAGTGCGCTGTGTTGGCCTCAGAGATGGGTGCCATGGAGCAGCTAGAGTTGTGGGAGATATATCAGGACTACTGGTGTGAACACAAGCCTTCGATGACGTGTTACTACCGTGACTCTGAGTTCCTTGAGGTAGGACAATGGTTGTACAATAAGTTTGATAAGATCAGTGGTATCTCGTTCTTACCTTACTCAGACCATAACTACCAACAGGCCCCTTACGAGGCCATAGATGCCAAGGAGTACCAAAGGTTGTCCAAAGGGTTCCCTAAGGACTTCAGTTGGGACATAGAGGAGGCTAGTGATATGACTGAAGGTAGTCAAACGTTAGCCTGCGTTGGGAACAACTGCGAAATCTAGAGTAAACCAAGGGGGCCTTAGGGTCCCCTTTCTCTTTCTTTCTTCATCTCGTTGCCTGTCAGCATACCTAAACCTGCTCCCTGAGTAACACGGCCTCTTTGAATAGCCTGCTGTGCTCTTACGGCCTCTGGGGATGCTGTCTCGTCAACATAGGATTGAAGGTCACTCCTAGATACCTGTCCTCTGCCTGTAGTTACGTTCTTAATAGCAGGGCCTTTCTTGTTTAGTTGAGTTCTCAGGTTGTATATGTTAGATTGCATAGGAGGAGTAACGGCTACTAGACGATTAGGCAGTACCTCCTCTAGCCGCGAGATAAGTCCTAAGCCTTTCTCTGCTTTACCTAAGGTTGCTTTCCTAGCGACTTTATCAGCCTTGCCTAATAAGCTCTCAAAGAAGTTGTGTTCATCTGACATTATAGATAAGACGTTACCGTTAGGTTGTATCTTATGTAAGTAGTTAATACCACCCTCTGTGTATGCCCTTCCTTTCTTAGATCCTGTTATCCAGATTCCGTTCTCTTTGGCTTTCTCTAAGGTGTTACTGTCCTGCTTAAGCATCCATCTGGCTTTCTCAGACTTCTTCTTAGTTTTGTTAAACGCTATGTTCTTATCTGATACCTTCTTCAGGTGCGTCCAAAGTTGTTCTACGGAAGGCTCTCCCTTGTTGGTCTTAAAGGCCGCATAAACATCGCCTACCCAGCCTCCTGCTTTAACTAGATCGTTATAATGGTCGCCTGTGAAGGTAGAGTTTCCCGGCGCTTTAATCATAACAATAGCGCCTTCGGCATCCTTAAAAGGGACTTTGGTTCCTCTAGCGTCGGGAGCATCCCAGATATTACCAAAGTGCTTCTCTATAATATCTAAGGACTTATCAGATACAGGTGTCTTTCTTCCGTCTTGCGTAGGTACGTATCCACCGTCCCTTATGGTTTCTTTATACAGTCCGGGCTTATAAGCAAAGTAGTCCGTGACTCCTGACTTCTCCATTATAGTCGTAGCTGACTCTGCCACAGAACCTTCACGGCCTGCTTGTTGTCCTATGTGTGACCCGTATTGTACCTGTGCTGTTCCTTTATGTATCTTGTCATCAGCTATGGC